GCGCGTCTTCCCGACGGGTCGAACGGTCGCTTCACCCGGACGGATATTTGGCACGTCCCCGGCTTCAGCCGCGACGGCTTGCTGGGGGTGAACCGGGTCAAGTTGCTGGACGACATGCTGGGATCAGCGGTCGCCGCCGGGGAGTATGCCCGGCATTTCTGGGAAAACAACGCCCAACCCGCCACGCTTTTGAAGGCGAAGGGCAAGGTCAATCCGGAAGACAAGGCGAAGATCAAGTTCGACTGGAAGCGCATGTTCGGCGGCGCCCGCAAGGCTGGCGACGTCGCGGTTCTGGATCAGGAAATGGAAGCGGAAACGCTGGGCGCGACGAACAAGGAAAGTCAGTTCGTCGAAGTCCGTGCGTTCAATGTCGTCGAAGTGGCGCGGGCTTTCGGGGTTCCCCCGCATTTGCTTTATGAACTTTCCCGCGCGACCTTTTCGAACATCGAACAGCAATCGCTGGAATTCATCATGTATTCCATGATGCCACACTATGAGCGCGTCGCCAGCGCCGCGACGCATTACTTCGCGGAACCCGGACACTTCTTCGAATTCATGCCCGACGCATTGCTGAAGGGCGACGTGAAGACCCGCTGGGAAGCATACAAGGCGGCGCGCGAAAGCGGCGTCCTGAACGCCGACGAAATCCGGAAGAAGGAAAACATGCAACCGATTGGCGGACCCGCTGGCGAAGAACGCTGGCGTCCGGCGAACATGGCCGTGTCCGGTCAACCCAATCCGACTTCGACGCCGCCGCGCCCGGAACCGCAACCCGCCGAATAAACCCAATGGGGGAAACTGCCATGAACAACCGTGTTCTGGCTGCGATCCGTTCGCAGCCCTGGGCGATCCTGCCCGACTATCTGGACGCAATCGAAGCGATTGCATCCCGCGCGCTGGACAATCCCGCCGTGATCGGCGTCGAGCTGGACGGGCACCGGGAACGCATGGCTGAAGCGATTGCTGAAATGGGCGCACCGTTCCCCGGTGCCCGGTCCGCCGCGATCCGCGACGGCGTTGCCAGCCTTCCGCTGTTCGGTCCGATCTTCCCGCGTGCGAACATGATGACGGAAATGTCGGGCGCGTCGTCGCTGGCAAGCCTTGCCGCCGACTTCCGCAAGCTGGAAGCCAGCCCTGAAGTCCGTAACATTCTGATCGTGGCGGACAGCCCCGGCGGCGTGATCACGGACGTCCGCGCCTTCGCTTCGCTGGTCGCCGCTTCGTCGAAGCCGGTGACGGTCTTCGCGTCCGGGCTTTGCTGTTCCGCCGCTTATCACATTTGCAGCCAAGCCAGCGAAGTCGTGGCGGACCCGTTTGCCCTGATCGGGTCAATCGGCGTCATGATGTCGGGAAGCGTTCAGGAAGCGCCGGACAGCAACGGCGCGCGCGCGGTCCACGTCGTCAGTTCGAACGCCCCCGACAAGCGTCTGGACCTGTCCACAGACGAAGGACAGGCGAAGGTCCGCGAGATGATCGACGGGATCGAAGAAGTTTTCATTCAAGATGTCGCACGCGGCCGCAAGGTTCCCGCTTCCACGGTGAAGCGGGACTTCGGTCGCGGCGGAACGAAGTCTGCCCGACAAGCCAAGGAAGCCGGAATGATCGACCGTGTGGAGGCTGGCGGCCTCTCTGCGGTCCTTCAGCGTCTTTCGAAGCCTGTTCGTTCAGCAACGCCACGGCGGGCCGCTGCGGCGCTTTCCCTCGAAGTAGCGCAAATGCGCGCCGCTTCATTTAACACAGGAGACTGAACTATGCTGCGTATTGCTGCATTGAAGCAAAAGCTGGCGGCCGTCCTTGCCGATATGGACGCCACCATTGAAGCCGCGACGGACGCCGAAACCGGCGATCCCCGTGATCTGTCGGCGGAAGAACAGACGTCGTTCGACGCACTGAAGGCGAAGGCGACCGGCCTTCAGGCTTCGATCAAGCGCGAAGAAGACATGCTGGCGCTGAAGGCGTCGGCGGCTTCGCCCGTCGTCGTCCCCGGCGGCAACCCCGCCGCGCCCGGTGCCACCGTCTTCGCCCAGCCCAAGGCTGAAGTGAAGCCGGGGATCATGGTCGCCCGGATTGCCCAAGCCGTCGCCATTGGCGGTTCCGATCTTCGCGCCGTCGCTGGCGCGGCGGAACAGCTCTACGGTTCGGAAATGGGCAACATCGTCGCGAACATGGAACAGGCAACGGACACGAAGGGCGGCTTCCTTGTGGACGAAGCCTATTCGTCGGACTTCATTGACATTCTTCGTCCGCGTGTCGTGATCCGCGCCCTGGGCGCCCGTTCGGTTCCCATGCCCGACGGCAATCTGACGACGCGGAAGAAGACGGCCGGCACGACTGCCAGCTATGTCGGCGAACGCGTTCCCGCCCCCGTCACCGGGGCGACCGTCGGACAGATCACCATGTCCGCCAAGCGGCTGACGGCTTTGGTTCCGATCACGAACCAACTGATCCGCCGGGCGTCGATGAACGTCCAGATGATGATCCGGGACGATCTGGTCGAAGGCGTGTCAATCAAGGAAGATCAGCAGTTCCTTCGCGGGACCGGATCGGCGACCGCGCCGACTGGTCTTCGCAACCTGATCGCCGTCGGCAACGTCGTTCCCGCGAATGCCACCGTCAATCTGGTCAATGTCACGAACGATCTGGGCAAGCTGCGCCTGAAGGTTCTTCAGGCGAACATTCCCATGACGCAATGCGGCTACATCATGTCGCCGCGCACGTTGCTTTATCTGGAAAACCTTCGCGACGGCAACGGCAACAAGGCTTTCCCGGAAGTCGCGGAAGGACGTCTGGGCATGTATCCCATTGGCGTGACGACTTCGGTCCCGGACAATCTGGGCGTCGGCACGAACGAAAGCGAAATCTACTTCGGTGACTTCGCCCAGTTCATGATCGGCGACACGGAACGCGTCGCAATCGCGGCGTCCGACGTCGCGGCCTATGATGACGGCGGCACGATCCGCGCGGCGTTCAGCAATGACGAAACCGTCGTTCGCCTGATCGCCGAACATGACACCCAGGTCCGCTATGACACCGCCTTCGCGGTTCTGACGGCTGTCACCTGGACCATGTGATCCGGGGGGTGAAGGGGCGGTTGCCACGGCGTCCGCCCCGACGCCATTCCTTCCAATTCGAACAAGGGGAAATCCCATGAAAGCAGTCAAATTCCTTATGCCCTACACGCTGGGCGCGCTTTACAATGAAGGCGAAGTCGCGGGCTTCGACGACGACATTGCGGCCGATCTGATCGAACGCAAGATCGCCGAACCCGCCAAGGCTTCCGCCAAGGGCAAGCCGTCGGCTGAAGACGCCCCCGCCGCCTGACGCAAGGCGTTCACTTTCTCCCTGAACTGGCGGTCGCCGCGTTCGTTCGCGTGCCCGGCGGCCGCACCTTTTCGGAGTGCAATCTATGGCGATTGACGACACCAACCTGATCGCCGCAATGCGCGCCGCCCCGCCGAACCGGACCTTCAATAAGGCGTCGGCAACGGCTGAAGGCGCGGGAACATTTCATTCGCTCTGGAAGGTCGCGGGCTTCCCGCCCGCTGGGGCGAACCCGCCGCTGTTCAGTGCTGGCAGCGGATATTCGCCGACGAAGGCGACGCTGGGCGCGTTCCCCTTCAACAACGCCACGGACCCGATTGAAAACGCGCTTTGCAAGTTCGTCCAGTCCGGCGTCACGGCGGGCACGCTGTTCCTTTATGATCGCGTTTGGGCGTGTTCCGGGTTCGGGACCGTCGTCACAACCGCCCAAGTTATCACGACGCCGGGCGCGCTTCCGGCTGGGCGTGATCCGAACAATGGCGCGGACGTGGAACCGTGGCTGGAAGTCTATACTGCACCGGGTGCGACAACGGCGACCTGGACCGTCACTGGCACGGACAGCGCGGGCAACGCTTCCCGGACGTGGACCTATACACACCCGGCGAACGCCGAAAGCATTGGGCAGATGATGCCTCTTATGCCGGGGGGCGCTTCGCCCGCCGCCCAGTCCACCATGCGCGTTCCTAACCAGTTTCAAGCGTCGGCATCGTCTGGCACCGCCGGGGACATTGGATTGACCTTGCTTCGTCGCCTTGCAACCGCCGGGGTGACTTCCGCAAATATAGCTTCAGTTCTGGACGCGCTTGCGACCGGACTTCCTGAAGTATATAACGATGCTTGCCTAGCATTGATGGTCCAATGCAGCACGACAACAACCGGGTTCATGCTAGGTGAAATAGTAATCGGCCAGCAATGACATGGCCTTTCAGCGTTATAGAATAACGGCTGGCGGGCGCGGTTCGGCTGGCGGGCGCGGCTCGGCTGGCGGGCGCGGCTTTGGTCTGTATCGCCGCTTTGATGGCACGTCTTCCAGCGTTGTCGTTTCGGGCTGGCTGTTCAAGCCAGCGTCATTCAGTGGCGTCACCGTAACCGCGCGGATCGGCGGCGGCGGCGCTGGGGCGGCGGGCACTGCCAAGCGCGCAACCGGACTGTCGATTGGATCGAACGGCGGCGTCAGTCTGTCCAGCGGCGCAAAGCGCACGGTGGGACAGGGTGCGTCACGGGGCGGCGGTTCGGAGATGGGCAACGGTGCGAAGCGGTCCAGCGCGACCGGGACGTCATGGACCGGGGGCTTCAGTCTTGCCGTTCCCGCAAAGTATTTGACCGGCGTCGCCCGGATCGTTTCGGCTGGGGCTGTTCGTGTCACCTTCGACAAGCGGGCGACCGGAACCGCCCGTCCCGCAACTGGCGGCCTGTCCAGCGGCGCAAGCCTGAAGCGCGGCGCGGCGGCGGGCAAGGTTGCGACCGGATCGTCCACCATTGTCGGGGCGACCCGGCGGGCACCGGGGACAGGCTTCGTTCAGGGCGGCGGGTTCAGCCCAGTCGTCGCGGGCAAGCGGTCCGTCATGGACGTTCGCAATTCGACCGGCGGCATATCGCTGGACCTTGCCGTGAAGATCGGGGCGCTGTCCGCGTCCAATGCAAGCGGCGGGTTCGCGCTGGCGACAAGTGAAAAGCTGACAAGCGTCGTCGTGTTCAGCGCCGCTTCCAGCGGCGGCGGGGCGCAATATGCGGGCGCTGGGCGGTTCATTGTCGGAACGGCGCGGATCGCCGCCGGGGGACGTCAATCGGGCGCGCTGGCGAAGGTTGCCGCGCTGATCGGAAGGATCGTCACTGGCACGGCTGGCCGCGCCCAGTCTGTCCGGACTTCGCCCGCGACCAGCTTCCTGTCGGCCGGCGGATATGTTTCCGCCGCCGGGGCGAAGAAGACACAAGGGATTGCAGCGAACAGCGCCGGACCCGCATCGGCGGCGACGGGCCTGAAGGTTTCTATCGGAGCGGCTGGCAACACTGGCGGCGCGTTCCAGATCATTGTCATTGCGCCGCCCAGCCTTCCGGACGTCGTGATCATTGCGGGCCGCTGGATCATGGACACGGCGATCCGGGGCGTCGTCGCCGGGACCGTGACTATCGCGGCAACGAATGAAGCGACCGCGCTGTCCGGCAAGTCCGGGGAAACGATCAATCTGGACGGACGCGCCGGGCGCGCGGTCGCCATTGAAGGGACGCGGAAGCGAACATGAACGATCTTCAACCCCAGAACTTCGCCATGCTGGCGGGGGACAGCAAGGTTCTAAAGGTGACGGTTGTCGATGAAACCGGGACGCCTTTGCCGCTTGCCGGAACCCAATCGGTTACATGGCGCATGGCGCGGACCGCGCGAAGCACGCCGGTTCTTTCGAAAACACTGACGTCCGGCGTGACGATCATCGCGGACGACGCCGCCCTGGGCGGTGCCAATTGCGGGCGATTGGACGTCCGTGTCGATAGTGCGGACAGCGATCCGCTGGACGGCGAGTATTTCCACGACTGCCAGATTGTTGACGCGTCGGGTGCGCGTTCGACGATCTTTTACGGTCGCGCCAACGTCACCCCTAACCTAGCCTGATCGGAGCAATCGACATGCCTTTCACGACAACCGCGAAGAACAATATGCTGGACGCGCTTCGCGTGCTTATGACGCACGCTTCGCTTCATTCGGCTTTCCCCGGCGCGACCGGGCTGAACGAAATTGCTGGCGGTTCCTATGCCCGCAAGGCGACCGGCTATAATGCCGCCGCCGCTGGCGAAACGGCGCTGTCCGCCGCCCAGCTTTTCGACGTTCCCGCCGGGGCAACGGTCGCTTGGGTAGGGGCATGGGGCGCCCTGTCCGGCGGCACCTTCTACGGCTATGCGCCGAACGGTTCCACGGGCGTCGCCGAATTCACCGCCGACGCGACGACGGACGTGATCACGTCCCCGGCGCATGGCTTCACGGACACACAGACGATTGTCTTCTATGGCGGCACGCCGCCCGCCGGGCTGACTGAAGGCACAACCTACTTCGTCCGCGACGCGACCGCCGACACGTTCAAGGTTGCGGCGACGTCTGGCGGCGTGGCGATCAATCTGACGTCGGCTGGATCGAACCTTTGCGTCGTCAGTCGGATCGTCGTCGAGACGTTCGCCGGGGCCGGACAGGTCAATCTGACGACGTTTTCGCACAACCTCAATCTGGGCTGATCGCTATGCGGCAAGGGACCATTGTCACGGTCAAGCCGGACGGGCACCCGCTTTCGGTTGCGGAAGCGAAGCGCCAGCTTCGGCTTGAACCGGACGACACGGATCAGGACGATCATGTCGCCGACTTGTGCGCCGCCGCCCATAGGAAGGTCGAACGCGAGCTGGGCTATCCGATCCTTCGCCAGACGCGGGAAACGCACCTGTCCAACTTCCCGCGCGGGCCGATCTGGCTGGGCGGCGGGGACAGTCTGTCGATCCTGTCGATCCGCTATCGCGATCCGCTGAACGTCCTTCAGACGCTGGACCCTTCCGCCTATGCCCTGGACGCAGTTTCACGGGTCGCCCAAGTCTATCCAGCCCCGTCGGCGACATGGCCTTCCACGGTATGCACGCCGGGCGCTGTTGTCGTCGAATGGCAAGCCGGGGCGGTCAACCCGTCCGACGTCGCGGAAGACCTGATCCATGCCATGAAGTTGCTTGTCGGGCACTGGGACCAGAACCGCGAAGCCGTCGTCGGGACCATTTCGTCGGAAGTGCAAGTCGCACTGGACGACTTGCTGTTCCAGTTCCGCGTCCCCTTCGTCGCATAGGGGGCAGATATGCGGCTGGGCAGACTGAACAAGCGGATCACGATCCGCCGGGCTTCCGCGCCGACGCGGAACGCCATGAACGAACCCGTCGAAGTCTGGGGCGACTTGGGCAAGTTCTGGGCGGAACAGGTGCAGCAACGCCCGACGGAAAGCTGGAAGGCGGGGCAAACCGCCGCCCAGGTTGAACGCGTCTGGCGCGTCCGCTGGACTGCCCGGACCGCGACCATTTCGCCAAGCGACCGCCTTATCTGCGATGGCCGGGAATTTCAGATCATTGGCGTCACGGAAATCGGTCGCCGTGTCGGGATCGAAATTGTCGGGATCGCCTATTCCGAAGAAGGACTGAACACATGAAGGTCAAGACATTGAAGCCGCACATGAACGGCTATGGCGACAAGTTCGAAAAGGCGAAGGGCGACGAATATGAAATCCCCGACATCCACGCCGGACCGCTGATCGCCGCGAAGCTGGCCGCTGAAGTCAAGCCCGCCAAGGGCGACAATGGCACGGACGGTTAAGGTCGAAGGCTTCCGCGAGACGGAAGCCGCGCTGTCCAATCTGGTCGATATGGTCGGCGGGTCGCGCGCGACGGGAAAGAACGTCCTGAAGCGGGTATTGCTCAAGGCGGCGAAGCCGATTGAAGACGACGCCGCCGCGAACGCGCCGAAACTGTCGGGACGTCTTAGCCGTGACGTGAAGACCGGGACACGGTTGACCCGCCGACAAGCGGCAATGGCGCGCAAGCTGGGCAAGTCCACGGTGGAAGTTCATGTCGGCGTTTCCGATCCGGCTGGCGTCCAGACTGAATTCGGAAACGAACATCAGCGCGCCGAACCTTGGCTTCGCCCGGCATGGGACGCCAATTCGGACGGGGCGCTGAACACGATCAGCACAGAACTGGGGCCGGAAATAGCCAAGGCAGCGGCGCGCGTTTCCAAAAAGGCTGCGCGCCGCGCTGGCGCATAGCGGGGGCAGACATGGAAGAAGCACTTGTCGCCCGC